TGGAATGATTATAAAGACCGCCGTGGATTCCATATCTACGATACTGAAAGTGATCGACTTAAGTTTGTCGAGAACCCGTATGACATCTTCGACAAAATTTTCTATGACGACACCAGTGTGGACTACAACAAACAAGATGTGTCTCATTATAAGGACAAGTTCGTCAAGCTCGTCGTTGACGAAAAACGGGACTACCAAATGTTTGAAACATTGGTTGATCGTCTTTACAACGTAGGTGTTCATGATGTAAAAATTCTTGAAACTCTAGTTGACACAGAGGATGTTGATGATGTAGAATTGAACACGAAGGATACACTTACTTTACTCAGTGAGTATATTGATGAGATTGATCTGAAGGTAGACAAAACCGACCTAAAGAAACTAATGCAATCTCTCTACATAGAATCGTGTGGAGTAATGTAAATGCATGTTTATAATCACTCTTAAGGATATGCCATCTGGAATATTCTCAGTGTTTGACGACAATGAAGACCGTATCATTCCTCTTTTTGTGGAAGAAGATGATGCTGTTCGATATCTCCTTCAGTTAGAAGAATCTGAATCTACACCAGAGCTAGAAGTTTTGGGAGTAGAACAAGATGTTATAGTCGATGCATGTAGAACTCATGGACAAAAGTATTCTATAATTTCTTCCGACGATTTTATTATTCCTCCAGACGACTTGTACGATTAATGATTATCTTTAAAAAGATCCGTTGGAAAAATTTTCTTTCTACGGGCAATGTGTTCAGTGAAGTTGATTTGCAAGCATCAAAAACTAATTTGATTATCGGATCAAACGGAGCAGGTAAGAGCACCATTTTGGATGCCCTTACCTTTTCTTTGTTTGGAAAACCATTCCGTAAAATTAACAAACCTGCTCTGGTCAATAGCATCAATGAAAAAGATCTCTTGACTGAGATTGAATTTTCTATTGGAAAGGTTGAGTACAAGATTGTGCGTGGCATCAAACCAAACAAGTTTGAGATCTACTGCAATGGTCAACTGTGGAATCAGGAAAGCACACTGGTAGAGCAGCAAAAGAACTTTGAGGCAAATGTTCTCAAGATGAACTACAAGTCATTCACACAGATTGTTGTGTTGGGATCTTCTACGTTCGTTCCTTTTATGCGTCTGCCTTTGGCACAGCGTCGTGAAATTATTGAAGATATTCTTGACATCCAAGTATTTTCTACGATGAATATTCTCTTGAAAGATAAGGTCAGGGAGAATAATGAAGAGGTTAAGAAGATCGACTATGAGATTCATCTCTTGGAAGAAAAGATTGATCTTCAAAAAAAGTACATGCTAGAACTTGAGAAGAGAACTCAAGAAGAAATTGATAAAAAACAAGAAAAAGTAAAACAATATAAAAAAACAGAACTCCAAGGTGCCGAAGATGTACAGATTTTAACACAACAAATCGGTAATCTTAATAAAGAAATGCAAGCATATCAAAGTGCTGGTGAAAAAATCAAGAAGTTAAACACTTTTCTTACAAAAGTTCAAGTAAAAATGAACACATGTAAAAAAGAACATGAGTTCTTTGAAAAGAATCATGTGTGTCCTACTTGCACACAAGAACTTTCTGACACACTTCGCAATGAAAAAATTGAAATGGGTCAGACAAAACTTGATGAAATGAATGTTGGGTTCAAGGAAATTCAAGATGCAATTGAGGAAGAAGAATCTCGATTTGCAAAGTTTACTGAGTTATCTACTGAAGTTAACAACATTAACACCAGCATTTCTCAAACCAACTTCCAGTTGATGACAATTCGTAAGCAAGTTGAAACATTGCAAGACGAGATCAAAGAACTAGAAGGTAGCAACCCAGACAAAAAAGCGGAGTTTGTTAAACTTGAAGGTCTTGTAAAGAATAAAAAAGAACTGAATACTAATCAGGCAGAAAATAAGAAGGATCGTGATACACTATTGGTAGCATCGCAATTGTTGAAAGACAATGGAATTAAGTCGAGAATTATCAAGACCTATCTTCCTACGATGAACAAGCTCATCAATCAGTATCTCCAGCGTATGGACTTTTATGTCAATTTTACACTGGATGAGAACTTTGAAGAGATAATCAAATCTAGATACCGTGACGTATTTTCATATGACAGTTTTAGTGAAGGAGAAAAATCTCGTATTGATATCGCTCTTCTGCTTACTTGGCGTAGCATTGCTAAGCTCAAGAATTCTGTGGATACTAACCTCTTGATTCTCGATGAAATCTTTGATAGTTCACTCGATCAGCAAGGTGGTATGGATCTTAGTTGGATCCTCCGTAATTTCGATGATAACTCTAACGTGTATGTCATCAGTCATAGGGAAAACTTAGATGGTAAGTTTGATAGAACTATTACAGCGGTGAAGGAAAAGAACTTCTCCGTCATCCAAGAGACAGTTGCCGAACTGGACTAGGGGTGCATAGCACCCCTTTTTTTGTGTATATAATAATGGCATCAACAAACGAGACGCCATGCTGACCCAGGAAATCAAAGGAAACCTTGCCCGCCTGCTCGCTACTGAGAACCTGATCGTTGAGCACCGTCGTGTCAGCACAGCATCATTTGACGTTGATCGTCGTGTTCTTACTCTGCCTAACTGGGACCGTGCTTCTGGTGTCGTCTACGATATGCTGGTGGGTCATGAGGTTGGTCATGCCTTGTTCACTCCTAATGAGGACTGGAGAGGAATGTTTGATTGTCCTAAGGACTTTGTGAACGTCATTGAGGATGCTCGCATCGAGAAGTTGATGAAGCGTAAGTATCCTGGTCTTCGCAAATCTTTTTCATGTGGGTATTCTGAACTGAATAGTCAAGATTTCTTTGGCATCGAAGGTGCTGATTTTGATACCTTTAGTTTGATTGACCGTATTAACTTGCACTTTAAGATTGGTGCTGCAGCTATGATCCCCTTCTCCATTGAAGAGAAGGTGTTTGTTGCTCGCACTGATGTTGCAGAAACTTTTGATGAGGTTTGTCAGATTGCGGTTGATGTGTACAACTTTAGTAAGAATGAGAAAGTTCAGGAACCTGAAAAAGAAGACCTGCCTGCTCCTCAGCAAGAACAAGGTGAGGGTGAAAATGAAAGCATCGATGCCGAACAATCTGAGCAGCAAAGTGAAGAGATGACGCAAGAAGAAGCAGAGCGTCGTGAATATGATAATGAATTGGATGACGATGAGATCACACCTGATGAAGATGTCTCTGAAACTCAACGTTCTTTTAACGATGCTGCTGAAGAATTGACAGATCGTTATTCTGGTGATCCTGTGTATGTTGAGATCCCTGATAGTGTGGATCTCCCTACTTACATCGCTGACTGGACTGAAGTCCATGACTGGATTGATGAGAACCGTAACAATTTTCTTAACAATGATGACGGAATTGACCGTTCGGATCGTTATGATTTTGTAGATAAATCTTACAAGGAGTTTCGTAAGCAATCGCAGAAGGAGGTTAACTACCTTGTTAAAGAGTTTGAGTGTCGTAAGTCTGCTGACGCTTACGCTCGTGCTGGTCAATCTAAAACTGGTGTGCTTGATACTTCAAAGTTACATACTTATCGTTATAACGAAGACCTTTTCAAAAAAGTGACTGTTCTTCCTGATGGCAAGAACCATGGTTTGCTGTTCTTGCTTGACTGGTCTGGTTCTATGTCTAGAGAAATTTTTGCTACTGTCAAGCAACTGTTAAATTTGACATCTTTCTGTAAGAAAGTACAGATTCCTTTTGAGGTGTATGCTTTTACCAATGAGTGGTATGCTGTTCGTCGTGCCAAGGAAGGGAAAGATAATTATCTTTCGGATCAAGAATATTATTCCAGCAAAGAATGTGAGCAGGGCAAAGTTTTCTTGCACAAAGATATGTTCCACCTGATGAACTTTGTGTCTTCTCGCTCTAATTCTAAGGACTACGAGCGACAGTGTTTGAATCTGTATCGTGAGGCATTTGCTTATTCTTATCACATTGCTTATCACACCACTCCTGGTGTTGGTTTGTCTGGCACTCCTTTGAATGAGGCAGTTGTTATGATGAACTATATTATCCCTGAGTTCAAGAAGCAGAATGATCTGCAAAAAGTCAACCTCTGTATTCTCAGTGATGGTGAATCCTGTCAAGCATCTTATGGTCGCAAATACTATGACGAATACAAAGACGTTTCATACGTTCGTCCCCGTCGATTTGATTACAATGTTGTTTTGCGTGATCGCCAAACTGGTCGTATATATGCTCCTGCATCTGGATGGGGACAAACAACGAACATGTTCATTAAACAACTTCGTGATCGTAACTCTGGTGTAAATGTTCTGGGTTTTCGTATCATGGGTGGTAGTGGATTGTCTGGTTTTGTTAGCAGTTATGCTGACATTGCCCATTACGATAAAGTTCAGAAGCAATGGAAGAAAGAGAAGTCCGCTATCATTCCTTTCCCTAAGAGCTACACTGCTTTGTATGTAATTAACAACAATTCTATTGAATCTGATGTTGAGTTTGATGTAGAATCTGGTGCCAAGAAAGGAGAGATCTCTAAGGCATTCAAGAAAATGCTGAAAAGCAAGTCCACGAACAAGAAACTGCTAAATTCTTTTATTGAGTATGTCGCCTGATCAACTGTCCACTAGGGGTCGCTGAGACCCCATCCCTACCCTATACTTACTTCATACGAAACAAACCAATGCCTGCTAAGTCCGACCTGACCACTGCTCAACTGACCGATTTTCTTTCTGCAAACTATGGTTGTGAAATCAATTCTGACGCTGTTCGCCATGCTTGCGTAGAATTTGGTGTGACCTACCCTACTGCTGTCAAGCGTCTGCGTGACTTCTATGTCAAGCGTGGCACTTGGAACCTGACTGTACAGGAGCGTCTTGAGCAGACATACGAAGCACCTGCTGCTGCACCTGCTGTCATGGATGCAGTTCAACAGAACCTTGTTCCTGAAAAAGATAAAAACTATGTTCCTTTTGGTAATTTTTCTGACGTAAAGAAGATTATCCAATCTGGTATCTTCTACCCCACTTTTATCACTGGTTTGTCAGGCAATGGTAAAACTTTCTCTGTTGAGCAAGCATGTGCTGCTCTAAATAGGGAGTTGATCCGCGTGAACATTACCATTGAAACCGACGAGGATGATCTTATTGGTGGGTTTCGTCTTGTTGATGGCAACACTGTTTGGCATAACGGACCCGTGGTGGAAGCTCTTGAGAGGGGAGCTGTGCTGCTTCTAGACGAAGTAGATCTTGCCTCTAACAAAATCCTGTGTCTCCAATCTGTTCTGGAAGGCAAAGGTCTCTTCCTGAAGAAGACAGGTCGGTATGTTCAACCTGCTCCTGGTTTCAATGTCATCGCTACTGCCAACACCAAGGGCAAGGGTTCTGATGATGGTCGCTTCATCGGCACCAACGTTCTCAACGAAGCATTCCTTGAGCGTTTTGCACTGACTTTTGAGCAAGAGTATCCTACCCCTGCTATCGAGAGCAAGATCCTGAAGATGGTTGCTACTTCTCTTGCAATTGCTGACCATGATTTCTGTGAGAATCTTGCTAACTGGGCAGATATTATCCGTAAAACTTTCAAGGATGGTGGCATCGATGAGGTGATCTCTACCCGCCGTTTGGTTCATATCATGCGAGCATTTGCTATCTGGGGTGATCGCATGAAAGCAATCAAGGTTTGTGTAAACCGTTTCGATGATGAGACCAAGCAGTCATTCATCGAATTGTATGATAAGATTGATGCTAACGTTCAAACTGAGGAGGTTTCTAGTAATGATTGAACCAGGAGATTGTAACTTCATTGGCAGTGTCATCCAAATTTCTGGACGTGGCGCTGCCAGAGTAACGAGAGTTGCTGATAATATCATTTCTGTTATCAACCTTGACGGGGAAAGTCAGGAATGCTATTATGAAGATATTGAATACGTATGCACACCGTGAGTTTTAAATACAATGAAGATGCTCTAATTGCAGAGCTACGTGATTACATTACAAGTACTTATGGACAACACTACTCTGCTGGTAACGACAGCATTCAAACGTTAGATTTGATTGAAGCATGTGGAGACGCTGAGGCATTCTGCCGTAGCAACATCCTGAAGTATGCTTCCCGATATGATAAGAAAGGCACTGCTCGCCGTGATATCATCAAGATCCTTCACTACGCTCTGCTCCTTCTTCACTTCTCTGACAAATCTACCACCCTTGAAACTTACAATCAATGAGCAAAGTTATCCTATCTAAAAAGACCTTAGATGTCCTCAAAAACTTTTCCACCATCAATTCCTCGATTGTCTTCCGCAAAGGATCCACGGTTAGAACTATTTCTAACGCAGAAAACATTCTCGCAAAGTTCACTGGCGAAGAAGTATTTCCTTCTGACTTCGCAATTTATGATCTCAGTCAGTTTCTTAGCGGTATCTCTCTGTTTAACGATCCTCAGCTCGAATTTACCAGTGGCGATTTTGTTAGCATCCGTGGGGGTCGTCAGTCTGCTAAGTATTATTTTTCGGATCCTGAAATTACGCTCAAGAGTGCTCCAGAAAAGAACGTAAAGTTTCCTGGTGCTGACCTCCAGTTCAATCTTTCTGGTGATGATTTGATTGCATTGCAGAAAGCATCTGCAGTTTATAGTTTGCCTGATCTTACATTCCAGTCCGAAGAAGGACTAGATACTATCAAACTTATCCTTCGAGATAAAGAAAATGATACCAGCAATACTTACGATCTCACCGTGGCAGGTTGCTGTACTGGCACCTATTCTCTTGATCTTAAGATTGAAAACATTCGTCTGCTACCTGGGGATTATTCTGTCAAGGTCTCCCAACACCTCATTTCAGAGTGGACCCATGCAGATGCCGATCTGACTTATTACATTGCACTGGAACCTTGAAGCACATCCTTTTTACCTTAAAGGGTTGCACGAAAGATCTTCTCAATGACGAAGAGTTCGTTAGGGATATTGTTTATACAGCATCCAAAAAGTGTAAGTCAACATTGCTTGCACTTCATTCGCACAAGTTTGATCCTCAGGGTGTAACTTGTGTTGCCATGCTTGCTGAGAGTCATATCAGCATTCATACTTGGCCAGAGAAAGGCATGGCGGTATGTGATATCTTCACATGCGGTGAGCATACTAAACCCAAGAAGGGTGTAGAATATATGCAAATGATGTTCAATGCCTC